ATGAATTCAAATCGTATGAAATTAAGGTAAGTTTATCGGATATGAAAAGTAAGGCAAAACTATCTTTTTGTGGCAATTATAATTATTTAGTTTTACCAACAGAGCTTTTGTATAATCCGAGTGCAAAAGAAGAAATTTACCGCCATATATCGCATGGTATTGGGATACTGGGATATAATCCGGAAAATGCTAAGATAACAGAATTGAATAAGTCAGGACATATGACTTTAAACATCGGCCGTAAAGTTGAGCTTATGCACTACATGATTCGTAGTTTGAGCCGATATCCCGTTAAATTAGCAAAGGCGGTGGAGTAGATGATTGATATTAGTAAACCTATTTATGCGAAAATATATGATTATGACGAAGCTTACTGCGAATCAGACTGCGATGATACTTGCGGCTCCTATATCATCAGAGAGGTAGAAGAACTGCATTTTGCAACAAAACGATGCGAGGTATTTATTAGGTATAGTGATGGTTTTGTTAGTAAGACATTTAAGTTGTTACCACAGACAAAAATTGAAGGAGTGCCAAAATGACTAAATTAAAACCTTGTCCGTTCTGTGGTGGAGAAGCGTTATTAAATGAATTCCCTGTGCGAAAAGGATATGAAGCAAGTATCCAGTGTGATGGTGGCTGTTATTGTTTTGCGCTAATGACAACTATTACATATGATTTCCCAGATCAAGCACGAGAAGCCGTTATAGCGGCATGGAACAGACGGGACGGTGAATAAAAATGGAAGAAGAACAATGCCCTTGTTCGGTCAGTATACAGGCTTTGTCGATAAAAACGGTAAGAAAATATTTGAGGGCGATATAGTCAGTATCTACAACTCTAAAGCTTTTCTTTTCGCTGTAGAATGGAATAATCAATATGTCCTTAAATGCACTTCTAACGGCGTGTCTGATAACATTCTTAACGTCATAGAATCGCCAGAAGATGTAGAAGTTGTCGGAAATATTTATGATAATTCTGAGCTAATAAAGGAGCAGTGAATAAATTATGAAAACAGTAGTAGCGACAATTATTGAGACAAATGAATATAAAGTAAAAATAGACGTAGAAGATGGTGCTACAGAAGACGAAATTCGAGATATTATAGAAGAAGCCTACTTGGAAGATGACTGTAATATGGGTATAGTTAGTAGTACTTATGATATAAAGATAAAAAATAGTAGGTGAATAGATTATGCGATTAATAGACGCTGATAAGGCGAAAGCTGAGTTATTAAGAATGGTTGGAGATATACACGGTTGGGGTGAGTTTTTCGACGGCATTAGAAGTGGTTATCAAAGTGCTGCTGATAAGCTTGATACAATGCCTACAGTAGAAGAACGTAAGCAGGGGCATTGGATAGATTTAGAATTCGATGATGTAAGTATATGCAGCTTGTGTAAAAATCCACAAGAAGTTGAAACACTATATTGCCCTGAATGTGGGGCTATTATGGACGGTGAACCCGAATGAACATACTAAAGTTAGAAAGATCAATAGCTTTATTAAAACCAATCATTTGGAAAATGCCTATGAATAAGAAAAGAGAGGCTTATATAACTTTATTGACAGCTGCTCAAAAGCAGATACCAAAAGAAGTAAATTTGGTAGTCGAAGAGCATTTTATACCAAACTGTCCTTTTCCACAACAAATACCAAGAGGCTGGGCATGTCCTGTATGCGGACGTGAGGTAGGTGATGCTGCTCATTATTGCAAATACTGCGGCCAAGCTATATGTGATGATTAAGGAGTGAAGACAATGTATGAAATAATACCGGTTTATCGTCTTGATGGTTCAATTTGCTATTACAATATCCAAGAATCATATGACGAAAAAACTGTTGTTTCTGCAGAGTTAACGAAAAAGCAGGCAGAAGCTATATTGATAATATTGAATGATGAGGACGGTGTTTTCGATGACGATTAAAGAACTTTACGAGTACGCCAAAGAAAATGGAATGGAAGATAAGCATTTAGTATCTGTATGCGAGAATGGCTGTGTTCTTGTAGCTGATAAACCTGTTTTGAGAATTGAGGAAGAGAAAATAGAGGTTGAGGAATATGAGTAGGAGCGGAGAATTATTTCATTTTTGTGCGGCTATGGATGTTGAAAGTATTAAGCGACAGGGGCTTACGCTTGGAATGTGTCCTGTATATACAGAGCGTGGAATTAGAATGATTAAAAAATGCCAGTGGCTAACAGTAAATTCTGATCCATTAAAACAGACGTGGGCAACAAGCCATGGGCTTAATTATAGCCGAACAGCTTATAGGCTACGCATAATAATTCCAGGAAAACATTTACGTAATTTGGTTGCAGCGGGAGAATTCGTAAAAACACTGCCAGTAGAAGCACGTTATTTTGTGGAAGATTGGCCAGGGTCAGAAGATTGGTACATATATAGGGGAGAGATTCTTCCGCAGTGGATAAAAGAAATCGAAAAGATGGAGGAGCATACAAAGAATGATTGAAGTAGGAGAGAATTTAGCACTATTAATTTATTTCGCAATTTGGTCGGAGGTAGTGAAAGGAGAAATTTCATTATGTCGTTTTTGTCTGTTTTAGGATTAATATTCATAGTATTAAAGTTGCTTGGTGTTATAACGTGGTCTTGGTGGATTGTTTTAGCACCGCTTTATTTTGGATTGGTACTGACAATTTTATTGTTTTTGGGTGTTACTGGCTGGGTATTTTTAAAAGGTGACAAATAATGAATGACAAAGCCTACTGCATACGAAGTAACAAATTTATAGAGAAATACTGTACTAACACTAACTGCGACCGGCACGAAAAAAATGAGCCAGTCAATGGCGGTAATCACCGGCAGTGGGTTAATTTTGACGAATGTAATGATTACAGGACTAAGGACGTTGAAATTATTTGTCGTATTGGAAACTGTCTTGATTGTTCTCCAGCAATAGCGGAATCCATATATGAAAAGGCTGATGAGCTAAGCTTAGAAACAAAATATTCTATGGAAAGAGTAACAAACGATATATGTAAAATTTATAGGGTGTATGGGTATGAATTCTTGATTGATATGACAGGCGATGCATATTTAGGAGTCATATATGATTTAAGTAATAAATAATGGAGGTGCAGCATGGCTAAAATAGATGGACCTTGTAAAAATTGTAATGAACGTCGTGCTGCTTGTTGGGATAAATGTGATAAATATAAATCTTATAAGGCTGCTGCTGAAAAGATTAAATTTGAAAGGCGAAGGTACGAACAAAAAGAAAGGGACCTTGCTATAGATATTAGTAGAGCTATTGGGCGCACAAGAAAACATAGATGATTAATTAAAAGAAAGGAGCGTGAAGATGTGACTTTAGAGTATAAAGTTGTTTATCAATATTCTAATGATCCAGAGTTACGGCAACACTCTGAAACTGTTTATGCTGTTGATCCTATTGACGCTATGAATAAAGTTGAAACTATGATTAATTCTAAGACAAAAGAATCATTTGAAATTATGGCTGTTATTTTGGATGGAAGAGTAATTAAGTAAATTGATAGTTTGGGATGTAAAGATGGGAACATGTCTAAGGTCAATACATGTTTTCGGAGGGAAAATATATATGAGCATTATCAGCCGGAAGACCCTGAATATAATAAATAAAAAATATAGGCAAAGAAATTCTATCGAACAGGCTGTGTGGAGAACAAAACTAGAACGGCTGGACCGAGGTTCTTATACTGGTAATATCGGTTACTCGCAGCCTGATCCTACTGGTAATGCTGCTATTAGAAATGCAGAAGAAGTTTTGAAAGTAGAGATAACCAATGAACATGGATTTATAGTGACCATAGATTATCCTGAACGCTGGTTGAAGGTTATGGATACAATAATATATCATTACCAACAAAATGACGATGATCGGCATCAAAAGACACAGGAAATAGTTATGCGGCGGTATTTTAAAGGGGAGTCGCCAGATGTAACTGCTGGTCTGCTGGGTATCGGAAGGACAACTTATTTTGAACTATTAGACAAATTTTTGGCTGATACAGCAGCTGTTGCATTCCATGAAGGAGTATTGGAGCTCCCAATAAAATTGATTGACTTTAAATACGAGAAGTAAAGAAGTAAGTTCACAATAATTTCACAATTAGTCCCGGACTTTTTATCTTTTACACCGTGGTAAAATAATAGTGTAAAATTTTATAAAAAGTAAAAAAGCCGGGCGGACCACAAAAGAGTGAATCCGTTCCGGCTTTTTATATGTCATAATTGTCGATTTTTTAGGAGATAAGAAATGAAAGAGATTGCAATACATTGTGCCTATGACGAGCTTAAAAGTATAGCTGAAGTTGTAGCCAATCCCAGAAATCCGAATACGCATCCGGAAAAGCAATTGAAGCTTTTAGCAAAGATAATAGAAGCTCATGGGTGGCGGGTACCAATTACTGTTTCAAAGCGAAGTGGTTTTGTGATTCGTGGTCATGGCAGATTAGCTGCGGCTCAATTACTTGGTTGCGAAAATGTGCCGGTGGATCTGCAGGATTATAAAAATGATGCCGAGGAATGGGCGGACATGATTGCTGATAACCGCATTGCAGAGCTTTCGGAGATTGATCATGATGAGCTAATGCAATTGGTTGTTGACCTGGACAGTATGGATTATGACACAGGGCTGTTAGGTTATTCTGATAAATCAGTTGCGGAGATGCTGGCTGAATATGCTAAACAGGACATCAAGGAAGATGATTTTGATGTCGATTCTGCTTTAGATGAAATTGTTGCTACGCAGAGTAAGCTTGGCGACATTTACCAGCTTGGTCAGCATCGATTAATGTGCGGGGACAGTACAAGCGAAGTTGACGTGCTGAAGCTTATGGACGGAGGACTTGCTGACATGGTATTTACAGACCCGCCGTATAATGTAGATTACCAAGGCGGGACCGATGAAAAACTAAAAATCCAAAACGATAATATGCCGACAGAAGAATTCAACGAGTTCTTGCTGGCAGTCATGAAGAACTTATTGAAAGTCACAGCGCCTGGCGGTGCGATTTATGTTTGTCATGCCGATAGCGCCGGGAGTGATTTCCGAGGCGCAATGACAAAGGCTGGTTGGTCGTTAAGGCAATGCCTTATTTGGGCAAAAAATCAGTTCACACTGGGGCGCCAAGACTATCAATGGCAGCATGAACCTATTTTATACGGATGGAAGCCTGATGCTGGCCACAATTTTTACGGCGGACGGAGACAGAGCACCGTTATCCCTTCGCTGTTTCCGGTGACAGTTACTGAAGATGCCGATGGCAAGAAGCTGGTAACATTTAACTTTGGTATCGATCAGGTAGTATTAAAGGTACCGGAATATATTGTTGTCGATACTGAGGATGCTGCTACCGTAGTCCATGTCGAGAAACCGGCCCGGAACGGAGAACATCCAACAATGAAGCCGTTAGCCTTGTGCGCTAAATTTATCGCCAATTCTAGCCTTGAAGGACAGTCGGTAATAGATTTGTTCGGCGGCAGCGGAAGCACGATGATGGCTGCTGAGCAGATCGGCAGAAAATGCTATACGATGGAGCTTGATCCAAGATACTGTGACGTGATTATTAGGCGTTACGAAGAAATGACCGGGAACAAAGCAGTAAAAGTAAATAAGTGATTTTCACTTATCCTCTCAATAAGCACATTTGCTAATTGGGGGGGTAAGTCAGCCAATGAAAAAAAGAGCCAGGCGTTGGAGCGCCTGACTCTTAGGCTGGAAAACCTCTCCCAGCGTAGGGAGATAGCACTAAGTCTGTGGCCACAGTTTCGCAGCTGCTATCTCAACTAATAATTATAATCTAACTGGGGTGAGAAAACAATGGAAAAAGAAACGAATGTTTGCAAAAATGATGCTTTACGGAGGGCTTTGTGGCGGCGTGCTACTGGTTATGAAGTAGAAGAAACAGAAATAATTGCTTCAAAGGATGGAAGACCGCCGAAAATAAAGAAACGTAAACGTCATATACCTCCAAGTTTGGAGGCTGCTCGAGAGTATCAACGACTTTATGGGAAGTTAGGGCCTATAGAGGAATAAAATTTAAGATTAATACAAAAGCACTCATAGTAAAATGAGTGCTTTTGTTATACATATAGAAAAAGGAAGGTGGCGGTTGATGCCTAAAGCGAGAAGTCCTGAACGTGATCGGGCATATGAAATATATAAAGAGAGTAATGGCCTTATTACATTGAGGGAAATCGCATCACGGCTGGGCGTACCTGAAAAGAGTGTTTCTGGGTGGAAATGCAAAGATAGTTGGGATAAAAAAATTAATGGAGTACTCCAATCGAATATTCGGAGTACTCCGAAGAGAAAAAATGTCGCTAAAAAAATCATTGAAGATGTTGAAAATAACGAAGAACTGAATGATAGAGAACGACTTTTTATTTTGGCATATTTGGAAACGCATAATGCTAAAATATCATGTTTACGAGCTGGCTATGACGTCCAAGAACGTTATGCACGTCAACTTGGATATAAGATATTAAACAGACATAGAGTGAAACTAGAAATTGAAAGATTAAAGAAAATTCGTAATGAAGCGATGTTTTTATCGTCAGAAGATGTGCTTGAAAAGTATATGCAAATTGCATTTGCTGATATTACTGATTTTATCGAATTATCTGGCTCTGGTGAATGCGTTAATATAAAAAGCCTTGATAAATTGGATGGTGGAGTTATTGAAAGTATAAAGAATGATAAATTTGGGATTTCACTTAAACTTTCAAACCGGAATAAGGCGCTTGCTTTTTTGGCCAAGTATTTTGAAATGAATCCTATGGATAAACACCGTAAGGAATATGATAATAAGCGTTTAGAGTTAGAGCGTGTAAAACGTGATGATTCAAATGGACAGCAATCGAATGGAAGTGAAGGTCCTTCGGTTGTTTTTTATTTACCGGATAATGGTAGAGGCGATAATAATGGTGGTGTGAAAAATGATTAATGAAGCACCTAAAATTATTAGACCACAAGTAGGGCCACAAGAACTGTTTTTATCAACCCCAGCTGATATTGCTTTCTATGGAGGTGCTGCCGGTGGAGGGAAAACATATGCTTTGTTGTTAGAATCACTTAGACATACAAATAACGGTGGATTTGGTGCAACTATATTTCGTAGAAATAGCAATCAGATAAAAAATGAAGGCGGTTTATGGGATACAGCAAAAGGGTTATATGTTCCAATTGGCGGCATACCTGTAGAAAATCCACAACCTAGATTTAGATTTAAATCTGGATCAAAAATATCTTTCGCTCACTTGCAACTTGAACGAGATAAATTTGCATATCAAGGTGCTCAGATTCCTTTGATTGGGTTTGATGAAATTACACATTTTACATCAGGCCAATTTTGGTACATGTTATCACGGAATCGTTCTACATGTGGTGTGAAACCATACATCCGTGGAACGACCAATCCTGATGCTGATAGTTGGGTAGCTCCGTTTATTCAATGGTATTGGGATGCCGATACTGGTTATCCAATCCCAGAGAGAAGCGGAGTGATTCGCTATTTTACTAGGTTAGGCGATGAAATCATTTGGGGGGATACACCGGAGGCTGTTATGGCTCATTCCCCTGAGATTATCAGAGAACAGGTCAAGAGTTTCACTTTTATTGCAAGTAAACTGACAGACAATAAAATTTTGATGGAAAAAGATCCAGGCTATTTGGGTAATCTTAGAGCTCTTGGAGCCGTAGAGCGCGAAAGGCTGGAGCATGGAAATTGGAAGATACGGCCGGCGGCTGGCCTGTATTTCAAACGTTCTTCTGTTCAGATTGTTGATGCTATACCGAGCAATGTCATTGCTTGGGTGCGATCATGGGATTTAGCTGCTACGATTCCGTCACCAATTAATCCTGATCCTGATGCAACGGCGGGGGTATTAATGGGTAAAACAGATAATGGGCTTTATATTGTGGCCGATGTAAAACGTGTTCAGTTAGCAGCTGCCGGAGTACGCAATATAACAAGGAATACAGGGGTTATTGACCGTGCCAAATTAGGTTTTGTATATATTACGGTGCCACAAGATCCAGGGCAAGCTGGCAAAGAACAAGCCGAAAGTTATATTAAGCATTTTACAGGATTTGCTGTTGATACTGTTCGGCCAAGCGGCAATAAGATTACACGTTCAGAGCCATTTTCAGCTCAATGGCAGGCTGGTAACGTATTGGTTCTTGCAGCTGACTGGAACGAAATGTATTTTTCGGAACTGGAAGCGTTTCCGGAGTCCGCACATGATGACATGGTTGATGCATCTAGCGATGCTTTTAATAAATTGCAGAGCATTAGTCCGTGGGGAGGTTTAACAAGCTAATGGTCAAAAACAATAGTAAAAAGAAGTCTGTTGATAGAACAGATGGATTTTTTAATACTTTTATTAGCCGAGGTGCGCGGCAATATACTAGAGATAATAGTTTCTTTTTGGAAGAACCTTTAACCTACCAATTTTTAGAAGGTATTTGGTCAAACAGGTTGGCTCAGAGAATATCGAGTTTGCCAGCAGAAGCTGCCTTGAAAAATGGTTATAAAATTGAGGGAGACAAAGATAACCTTATCATTCAATATCTTGATGAAAGGCTTGCTGAATCTATTTTGGCAGAAGCTTTAACATGGGCTCGTCACTTTGGCCGTAGTTGTATTTTTATGATTATGGATGACGGCGGGACTGAAGAGGAACCAGTAAATTGGGCTCGTCTTAGATCAATAAAATCAATGGAAGTATATGATGCGCAAAGCATTATTGAGGATTTTAGTGGGTATTTGATTAATGATGATCCAACTGATAAGCAGTTTGGCAAACCAGAATGGTATCAGATAACGCCGCCATTGAGTGGTAGACCTCTTTATATCCATCACAGTCGATTGTTAATATTTGATGGTGACTTGTTGCCGAAAAATTTGCGGATTAGTCGTAATGGTTGCGGTATGAGTTGTCTTGAAGGTCTTATAAAAGGAATATATAGATGTGATACAGCTCAGGCGACAGCATTACATGCACTCGAACGCATGAGCACATCTCTTACAAAACTAAACGAATTAGGATCTAAATTAGCTACTCCGCATGGTGAAGAAGAGGTGCAGCGGCGTTTGGATTTAATTGATATGGCACGTAATATTTTAAATACTATTGCTTTATCTACGGATGATGAATATCAGGTTTTTAATGTACCGATGTCAGGAATTCCAGATGTCTTGGACAACTTTGGACAGTATATTTGTGCAATGACAGGTATTCCTTTTACAGTGTTGTTTGGACGTGCGCCAGCTGGGTTAAATAGTACAGGCCGTGGAGATTTAGAAAATTACTACAATGATGTCGTTGGTAAAGTTCAAAGGCGCCAGTTAAAACCTCAACTGGAAAAGTTAATAAAAACAGTTCAACTGTGTAAGGACGGACCAACTGGTGGAAGGGAACTTGAAAACTGGACTATTAAATTTAATCCACTATGGATACCAACTGAAAAAGAGATCGCAGAAACAAATAAATTAAATGCCGAGTGCGTAAAAGCTGAAATAGATACGATTAATTCTTTGATGGAAGCTCAGCTGCTCGATTCAAGCGAAGTACGGCCATATTTAGCAGAAAAATATGATTTGCCGATTAAGGGTAGTCTGTTGAATTTGAGTGATGATGATGATGAAACAGAATAATCAAATTAGATTTCTGCAACCGACAGTTAAAATTTTATATCCCGAAAGCTCAGAGCGTGAATATTATCGTTTGCTGAGAGCCATGGTCAGAATGTTGAATAAGTTATCTTTAGAAAATATTGAAACATTGAAAGATGTATTAAGGTATGATTCTACTGATAGTGAACGTATATCAGGCAAAGTGTTAGAAGAACTTGAAGTTAGTGGCGTAAAGGACGAAGTTATATCTGGTATTAAACGGGTCATGAAAGGTGTAGATAATACTGCGAAAGATAATTTAAGCCGCAGTTTTAGAAACTGCCTGCAGGTAGATGTATTTATAAATGATACAGGATTTCTTGAATCTGTAACATCTGAATGGTATTCTCAGCAATCTCAACATGTAAACAGTATTGTCAGCACTTATACAGATAAATTAGCGACTATAATCAGCAATGCTGTTCAACGAGGGTCTTTGTATAAGGATGTACAAAAAGAAGTAAAAAATCTTTATAATATAACGGATAATCGTGCAAAGTTCATTGCTCGTAACGAAATTGGAAATTTGAATGCTGTTACGACAAAAAGAAGGCAAGAAGAAGCTGGGATTTATTGTTATGAATGGCGCACTTCAGAAGATGAACGTGTACGTGTATCTCATGCAGAACTTAATGGGGATCTTTTTTTTTGGCATGATAGTAAAGTTGGAGAAATCAATGGTAGAAAAATTTATCCGGCTCCAAAGCTACATCCAGGAATGGATTATAGATGTCGGTGCATTGCCATTCCAATTATTGATTTAAATAATTGGAATGCTGCTGTTGTAACACCGATTGGAGAAGTTAAAGCGAATAAACGTCTTGAATTAAGTCCTTATGAAGTTAAGGAATTTAGGTTCTTTAATAAATTTGATGATGTTCCTGAAATAGATCGAGTAAGAAAATCTATAATTGATTTAGATGCTGATACAGGTATAAAATTTATCGTGCCAACGGATTTAGATAAAAATCTGCAAAATTTAACTAAGGATAAGTTATTACCGTATATTGTAAGTTTACCCGAAATTTTAAAAGAAAGAATAAAACAAGTCAGAATTTTGGATGTATATTGTCCTGCAGATAAAAAATGGGTTGAACTTTATCCGGATTTTACTCGAGCATATGCAACGGCAGAAGAATATGTTGTTACCTTTTGGCGTAATAATGGATTGGTTTTGTCTGATAGTAGAGTTCGAGAAATTTTGCTGCACGAAGGTGGACATCTATTAGATATTTTCTATGGTAATATTTCTTTGAAAGAAAAATGGTTAAAAGCTGTTAAAGCAGATACTAGTATACATGGATTGCCTGTTACTGAGTACGCTAGAAATGGACCGGCAGAAGATTTTGCTGAAAGTATAATGATATATTATACTTATGGTAATAAAGAGTTTGCTAAATATTATCCTAATCGGTATGGTATTTTGAAGGAGCTGCTGAAAGATGATTGAAGTTGGGAAGTTTGAAGAAAGACGAATACATAAAACTCCGCATGGTGGTACATATAGCATTGCTCGTTTTTATGACGGTAAAACAAATATGCCATGTGATAAGGAATCTGCTGATGTAGTTACGATCACAGAATATAATGATAAGGATGAGGATATATATAATACCAGATTATATCGAGGTGATGGCGTTAAGCACGGTACGATACCAGGCTTTTTGTTAAAGGGAAAATAAAAATTATAGTTAATCTAAGCACTTACAATTGTAGGTGCTTTTTTTATATCCATTTTTTATGAGAGGGGGTGATAAAATGCGGAAAGTGCAGCGATATGACAGTATGCAATTTGTTGCCGGTGCTGTAACGACACCTGAAGGGTTTTTACTTGATTCTCCGATTGTGGCCAGGACAGGTATTTATACTTATCTACAACCTGACGGTTCTGTAAGGCGCGAATATAGACCACCGGATGAGGTATTTGCTGAAGATGCTCTCGTTAGCTTTAAAGGGAAACCTATTACAGTATTACATCCTAAAGGTGGGAGGGTAACAGCAGACACTGCACATAAAGTAACCATAGGAACTATAATGTCACCAGCATATAGGAAAAATGATACTGATGTAGCTTGTGACATAATAATCCACTCGCCACAGGAAACTAAAGGGTTCAGAGAGTTGTCTGTTGGATATAGCGTAGAGTTAGAAGAAACTCCTGGTTTGACGCCTGATGGTGAACCTTATGATGCAGTGCAACATCTGATAAGGTGTAATCATTTGGCTGTAGTACCAAGTGCAAGAGCTGGAAGAAAGGCCCGGCTAAATTTGGATGGGAACGAAGTATTAGACGGTTTTGAAAGTGAGGAAAATAAAAACATGGTAAAAATCAGAATTGATTCAAACGAATTTGAAGTTGAGCAGGCGGTGGCTAATCACATTACTGCATTGACAAATAAATGTGACGCTGCGAATGTAAAAGCAGATGCTGCTGAAACAAAATTTACTCAGGTTATGACTGAGTTGGAAAAGGTAAAGACAGATGCTGCAGATCAAAAAGTAAAACTTGATGCAGCAGAAGCTGAAAGGGATGCTCTGAAAGGCAAACTTGATGCGGCTGCAGCTGAAAAAGAAGCTGCTATCGAAAAAGCTGTTGGAAAAGCTAAGGCAGAAGTTAAGGAACGTGCGGAGCTGGATGCTTGCGCTAAAAAAGCGCAGGTAGAAAAAACTGACGGTCTTGATAATAAAGCTTTAAAAATTGCTATTGTTAAGGCTTTGCGTGGAGATAGCGTTGATTTTGAAGGTAAGACGGATGATTACATCAATGCCTATTATGACAGTATCAAAAATGATTTAAATGATACTGACGAAGCAGTACGGCAACAACTTAACAAGGCGCGTCAAAAATTAGACGGACAGGAATCTCAAACCCCTGCTGCAAAACATCGTCAAGATATGATTGATCGTATGACCAACAAAAAGGAGGAAAAATAATATGCAACTGAAATATGGTGAAATGGATGTAGCCCTTGTTGGGCAGATTGCTGATTTGAGTAATAAAACAATTGATAGCTTTGCTGCAGAAGAAGCTCTTGATCCAGGGGTGCCGGTAATTCGTGGTTCGAATCCAGAAAAGCAGATAAAAAAAGCAGGAACAGGTACTCTAAAAGATGTAATTGGTATTACTGTTCATCAACACAAAGAACCCGATGATCCATACTATCCTGTTGGTTATTCCGTAGGAGTAATGACTCGTGGTCGTATTTGGGTGCCGGTTACTAAAGCAGTAACTGCAGGTAAGGTTGCCAATTATAAAATTGCAGATAATGGTTTTACTGATGAGGCTGTTGCAAGTGGAATTGAAGCTGTTGGTGTATCTTGCGTTTTTTTGACTAGCAGTGCTGCTGCTGGTATTGCTGAAATTGAAATTGGACATGCAAATGTTACTGTTACCGCTGGTGCGTAACGAATAAAGGAGGATATGTATATGAGTAATGAAATGAGATATGATGAACAAGATTTAATGGCTTGTAAAACTTCTGGGCTGTTTCGTGAAGATGCAGGAGAAAGTGTATTTTTTGCTCAGGAGCTTCAGAAAGTAAAAGCCAAAACATATGATGTAAAAACACCTGCGAATAATGCAATGAGCATTTTCCCGGTTACCAGTGAAGCAGATCCTGGCGCTGATACTGTTGCTTTTGATAGCTACGATTCTGTTGGCATGGCTAAGATTATTACAAACTATGCTGATGATTTGCCACGTGCAGATGTTAAAGCCCAGCGCACAATTGTCAAAGTGTTTGATATTGCTACTTCTTATGGTTATTCTATAAAAGATATTCGCCGGGCGAAGATGACTGGTAAACCGTTGACAACACGCAAAGCAGAATCTGCTCGCAGAGCTAATGATGCTTTGGTTAATAAAATTGCATTTCAGGGCGATGCAGAACATGGCATTCTTGGTATTTTTAAACATCCAAATATTACAAAGTATGTTTTGCCTGCAGATGGTGAAGGTTCTGCTACTACTTGGGATAAGAAAACACCAGTACAGATCCTTCGTGATATGAATAATGCGGTTTCTATGATTGTTGATATAACCAAAGGCGTTGAAATTCCGGATACTATTTTGTTGCCGATTGATAAATATAACATCATTGCAACTACGCTTTTGCCAGATTCTGGCGGGCAGACTATTTTGAGTTTCTTCCAGGAGAAAAATCCTTATATTCAAACAATCAAGTCTATCCATGAAGCATCTGGTGCTGGTACTGGTGGTAAAGATATTATGTTCATCTACAGAAATGATGAAAACGCACTTTCCTTGGAAATTCCTCTGCCTTTTGAGCAGCTTGCCCCTCAAAGGAAAAATTTGGAAATGGTGATCCCTTGTGATTCTTCCACTGCCGGTGTTATGGTATATTATCCTTTGTCTATCTGCATGGCAGAAGGCATCTAAATTAAATAGCTCCCCAATTTTAAGGGGAGCTATTTTTATATCTGAAAGGAGTGTAAAAATATGTTGTTAAAAAATATTTCTAAACGTTTAATTGTTGTTGAGGATAAAAAAATTATTCCAGGATACTTTGCTGAGGTAAGTGATACTTATGCTGCTCATCCGGTTGTAATTGATATGATTGCTAATAAAGAATTAGAAAAAGTGGAAAATTGCAAAGATGCTGCGACTATTAGTGAAGAAACTGGTAATGGCCAAGGCTCAGAAGAAGTTGATTTTAAAGATATGAAGGTATCTGAATTAGAGACTTATGCTTCTGAACATGGTATTGACTTAACTGGCGCAAAGACCAAAGAAGAAAAAATAGCGTTGATTAAAGCAAATGAAAGTAACTAATCATGAATGCAGAAGAACACAAATTTGTTGAATTATTTCGCTTGTTAGCACCTGATTTAGCAGATGCTAAAGAAGATATGATTATAGCAATGCGTAACCTCTGTGAACCGATGTTGAATAAAGAAAGGTTTGGTGATCTATATGATCAGGCTTTAGCATATCTTGTTGCTCATCGGTTAGCGTACATCAATGTTATCGCAGAGAATGGGGCAGGATCTTCGGCTGCTACTGCAGGTAGTTTGGTTTCTGAAAAAGAGGGAGATTTGGCACGTTCTTACAGTTCTTCAGGAGTTGGCACTGGTTCTTATATTGACAATTTAGATAAAACTGCCTATGGCATGGAATTTAAACGTATAAGAGATATGTGTATAGTTTCAATTGTTACGAGGTTTGGTTAATATGAGCGGCGTGTTGGATATTGACCTAGGATGGAAGAATCTACTCAAAGAATTGAGAGGATTGTCTAAAAAGGAGATTAAGGCTGGCATTCAGGGGGGAAAAACGAAAGATGGAACTGCAGACCTTGTTACTGTTGCTGCAGTTCAAGAATTCGGCGCAATGATATTTCAACATCCAGGTGAGGTT